GCGGTTCCGCTGATGACCGTTTCTGGAAACTGGAGTGTGATAAGAGCGGCAATGGTTATGCCGTTATCCGTTTCCTTCCCGCCCCCGATGGAGAAGATCTCCCCTTCGTGAAACTGTACTCCCACGCCTTCCAAGGTCCTGGTGGTTGGTACATTGAGAATTCTCTGACCACTCTGGGTCAAAAGGATCCTGTGTCTGAATACAACTCTATGCTGTGGAATAACGGCACTGACGCAGGTAAGGACGCTGCCCGTAAGCAGAAGCGTAAACTGACTTACATCAGCAATATCTACGTGGTCAAGGATCCTGCCAATCCCCAGAATGAAGGTCGCGTTATGCTGTACAAGTACGGTAAGAAGATCTTTGATAAACTCACTGCTGCAATGCAACCCGAGTTTGAGGATGAGGAAGCAATCGATCCGTTTGACTTCTGGCAAGGTGCCAACTTCAAACTAAAGGCAAAGAACGTTGCTGGTTATCGCAACTACGACTCCAGTGAGTTTGCACGCCCCGATGCACTGCTGGACGATGATGACGCAATGGAAGCAATCTGGAAGAAGCAATCCTCTCTTTCAGAATTCACTGCTCCCGATCAGTTCAAGGACTATGACTCTCTGAAGAAGCGCCTGGACTATGTTCTGGGTAACAAGGGTACTCCTCGCTTCCAAGACGAAGAATCCGTTATGGAAGAGCGCCAGTTTGAAGCAGAGCGTCGTGGTACCGCTCCCGCAGTGACTTCTACCCCTGGTGACTTTGACGCAGAAAACCTTGTCACTTCTAGTTCTTCTTCTAGTGATAGTGATGATGAAGATGACGCCCTGTCCTATTTTGCCCGTCTTGCTGAAGAGTGAAGTATAATCAGATCTGCCTCACTCTTTTGGTGGTGGCAGCATACGTTAATCTTTTATTGAAGTGAAATCTAATTACACAATAGACCGTGTAACTAAATCCGATGCCGCAGATTTACTTCTGCGGTATCATTATTTGAAAGATATCTCCAAAGGATTTAAGTCGGGTTATAATTATGGTCTATTCAAAGGCAATGATTTTTGCCCACTAAACATTGGTGGTATTCAGGGAGTCTGTATTTTTACAGGTCTCCCTGTTCCTGAAATTGCAAAAGGTGCCTTCGGTTTAGAACGTCATGAACAAGAGGGGTTGTTTGAATTATCACGACTTTGCATACGCCCTGATACTCAGCAAACAGAATATAATATTACTTCCTGGTTCGTTGCCAGGTGCATCAAAAGACTCCGAAAAGAAACTAAAGTCCGAGCAATCATTTCTTACGCTGATAGCGAGTATCACAATGGCACAATTTATCGTGCTTGCAACTTTCGCTACTGTGGTCTATCAGACAGAAAGAAAGATTTCTACTTTGCAGACGGAACTAAACACTCAAGAGGAAGTATCAAAGGAGAAAAGGGTGAGTGGAAAGATCGGACACAAAAACACAGATATGTAATGGTTTTTGATAAGAGTTTAGATCTCTTATGGTCCGATCAAACGTGAGTTGTCTGTTAATAACAGTCTACTATTGATAGTTCTAGAACTTTCTTCATAATACATTAAGTTTCTCATATCATTCAAGAACTGTTGAAGGTATCCTGGTTTCATTAATTCAATCTCTCTTTTCTCCTCATTTTTTATAGTTTCATACTCATAATTACTGACTCCTGTTACAGGATTAATATCACCAGAAACAGTTTTATAATCAACATTATCAGACTGTGGTCTTACACCAACATAAAAATTTGCTGCTGTAGAAGCATCATAAGGAGGTTTAATAGTAAAGTTTTGATTTACAACTTGTCCAGCAGGTAAGATTAATCTTCCCTTGGCATCTCTAACTTCAATGGTCTCATAGTGATGAATGTTATTCATTTCTGTGAGACCATATTTGTTTTCAACATACTTGTAAAGATCGTAGTTTGAAAGTGGCCATTCGTCTTTGATATTTGTGATACCAGCAGTAAGAACTACAATCCAATCAAGATCAGATTGCCCATAAAATAGTTCCGCAACAGTATCTGGTCTTTGAGTGTCGAGAATCGTATACTTATCAAAGAATGATGCTTTATCTATTAGCCAGTCTTGAAGTTTGACTCTACGGAATAAGTTTTTAACTCTTACATATTCTCGCGAAGAAGTTTTATGTAAAAGGTTTGACTGATATAAAAGATCAGGAAGTTCTCTGAAATAAGACATTAGTAACCAACTCCGAAGTTTGCAGGGTCATTACCAGGTGCAAAAGGTCCAGTATATTTTTCATCATAATCTTCAGCATAAATTGGATTAATTTCTTTAAATGCACATTGAACTTGCATATGAACTGGAGTTCCATCTGCATAAGTTGCATATGTTCCAGACGCTGTATAATTTATTGCCATATCAGTCAAAGAACACAACTTAAATTTATTCAAGAATGGATGTGCCTGTTGACCTGTAATATATTCTAACTGGAATACTTTAGGTGCTTGAATGAATAATGCATTGCCTTTTTTTGGAACCATTGCAGACTTAAGTGCTCTGATAATCATCATCACTTCTTTTGCTTCTGTTTGATCTCTTGGAGCAAAATCAAACACAAAAGGAAATGTTCTTAAAGTTACTCCACTAAAAAGAAGTTCAAGATTTGATTGAAGAATTTGACCCGAAGTTCTTGAAATTAGAGAACTAGGACTAACATTTTGACCAAGTTGATTTAATGCAAGACTACTAAAAATTGATCTAACTCCCTTTTTAGTTCCTTCATCTAGACCCGTAACATTACCCTTAAATAATGCATCTATAATAGATGCTCCATCTGATACTGCCTGACCAGGATTTTTCATTAGTGCTTCAACAGCAGTTAAACCACCAGATTGTAAAGGACTTAAAGTATCCTCACCATATGATACTGATAGATTATCTGATATCTGTTGAGGTATTGGTAGATAGATGTGCTGAATATTTGTTTTCTTTGTTTTGTCTTTTTGTTGAGGCATTCCATTATTTTGCACATAATCACTAAATGAATTTATTCCACCAAGTGTTATTTTATCAATTTTAGTTTTGCCTTTATTTGGACCTTCTTCCGTTATTTGTTTTGTTGTTACTGTGTTGTTTATACCAAATATTTCAGATGTTCGGACTTGATCAAAAATCGAAATAAACAGAGCATCTGTTGTATCCGATAATGCTTCTCTAGGATACCTATAAACCTCTGGTCCTTCTTGTTGCGAAAGAGGATTGGACTTTGTATTACCACCAGAGGTCTCTTTTGATTTGGCAGCATCCTGTGCCTTCTTTGCAGCAGGTCTTACCCTATCAAACCTAGGGTCATAATTACCTCTAGCATTAATATCTCTATCTCTAATATCAGCCATTTAGACTTTTTTTAGTTATTTAGCTACCTACTTTGAAATCCCTTATAGGTAACATCATAACGTCTCTTAATTCTGAAGGGTAGATTTCGTAAATTCCATCAGAAATAACTTCACTTGCAAGATAGTTTCTTATCGACTGACCACGACCCAACCAGTGAAAGTTTTGTGCCACCCACCCGTTGTCTGATAAGTTACGCATTTGGACAACAGGATTTCTGTCGTATCTTAAACCAGGAGTAATAGCAACATACTTATAGACGTATAATTTTCCTGGTATTGGAGCATCTGATTTTTCAAGTACAGAGAGCAACTGATCCATTACAATATCTGGATCTCTAACCCCAATCACTCTGTTCGTTACGACACGGACCCTATTACGATTTTCATCAGTATCTGTGGGTCTTTCTGCTGCTGCCGCTGCTGCCTTTGCTGCACGCTGTTCAGCAAGTTTTCTTCGTTGTGACTGGAGAAGTGTTTCTCTCTTCTTTGCCATTACTTGATACCAAGTTCTTTTTCGGTCATCACCTTGAACTCCCACATCCTATCAGCACAAAACTCTTGTGCTGCTTTCCACTTTGCTTGATTTTTGGCATATTCATATGCCTCATTCAAGTATTTTTTTGTCTGTCTTTTTGGTTTTGGTGGCGGAGAGCACTGACTCAAGGGTTTTACTTCAATCAGCGATGATCTAATTTTGCCATTCACATCTCTATACTTAATAAAGAAGTCTGGAAAATATCTATGTACCTTGTTATCGATGGGAGAGCGATATGGAATGCAAAACTCTTCAGACTGCCACTCCAAAACATTCTCATTTTTATCACAGTAAACCATAAATTTGCGTTCCCAAAGAGAACGGTAGATAATATTGGTTGGATCTCCCTTATACTTTTTTGGATAAGAAGGTTTGTATTTTCCCTTGTATGACATCTAAATAACTATAACAATCACATATAAGATATTTAGAGTGCCTAGACCATTACCGAAAAAAATATCTCAAATAAAACCAGTAATCGGGAATGTAGCATTAACTTCTCATTATACTGTAGAGTTTGGTGGTCTCGCTGCAAGTTTGAGAAAGTATTTGCGTCAAAGGGGCATTGATTCTCGATATATTACAGAAACAATAGGATTACTTTGTAGCAGAGCAATTCTTCCTGGAAGTGGATTTGCAACTGCTGATGTTGTTGGAAACTATATTGGTATTGCAGAGAAATTTGCACATACAAGAACATTAACTCCAATGACACTAGAGTTTTATGTCGATAATTCTTATAAGTCTCTAAAATTTGTAGAGCACTGGATGGAGTTTATTTCCGCTGGAACCGAGTTTGGAGATGGTCAAAGTAACCTGACACCAGGTTACTACTTTAGAATGAACTACCCCAAACAATATAAGTGTGATCAAACTAGAATTATAAAGTTTGAGAAAGATTACAAAAGATACATTGAATATAGATTCTACGGACTATTCCCACTGTCTCTGGATTCTACTACAGTATCATATGAAGGATCTAATATTCTGAAAGCAACCGCAACATTCCAGTATGATAGGTATGTTTCTGGACAATCAAGTTCTCTTGCAGCATTCTTGAATAGATCTGGTAATAAGGATGGTCCACCTTCTGGAGATGGTACAGGACAACAATCCAAATCTCAAGAACAGAGTCAACTTTTCTATGGTGGATTGAGTGAAGAGCAAATTAGAAACTCTTTCACAAATAAACTTGATACTGGTATCAAAACACCAGCAAACTTAAGTAATGCTGGTCAATATTTTAAACCTGGAAGCAGTATTTTGAACGAAGGTGCCAGCTCATTTACTATTGGTGAGTTTAATATATTCTGATATCCTATCTAAATAATTTTACTGAATTGTATAGGATATTATGCCTTTACCAAAAATTTCCACACCAACGTATGAGTTGGTGATTCCTTCAACTGGAAAGAAGATCAAGTACAGACCATTTCTAGTTAGGGAAGAGAAGGTTCTTGTAATCGCTATGGAAAGCGAGGACTTGCCACAGATTGTTAGTGCAGTGAAAGATGTTATCAAGAGTTGCATTATCACTCGTGGTGTAAAAGTAGAAGAACTTTCAACCTTTGATATTGAATATCTGTTCCTCAACATTCGTGGTAAGTCTGTTGGAGAAGAAGTAGAAGTTCTTGTCACTTGTCCTGACGACGGTGTGACAAAAGTTCCTGTTCTTATTAATCTTGATGAGATTGAAGTTCAATTCGAAGAATCTCACTCAAAGGATATCAAACTTGATGATAGTCTCACCTTGAGAATGAGATATCCAGCAATGGAAGAGTTTGTCAAAAATAACTTTACAATCAGTGAAGTGAATCTTGATGAGACTTTCAACGTGATTATGTCTTCTATCGAACAAATCTATAGTGAAGAAGAGTCTTGGTCTGCAAAAGACTGTACGAAGAAAGAACTTCGTGAGTTTGTTGAACAGTTGAGTTCAAAGCAATTCAAGGAAATTGAAAACTTTTTCTTGACTATGCCCAAACTTTCTCATACTATTAAGGTGACAAATCCAAACACTGAAGTTGAAAATGAAGTCATACTTGAGGGACTAGCAAGTTTTTTCGGGTGAGTATGGCTCACACTAACCTTGAGTCATACTTCAGAATTAATTTTGCTTTAATGCAACACCATAAATACTCATTGACGGAATTAGAAAATATGATACCTTGGGAGAAAGAGGTTTATCTTTCTTTCCTCCAACAGTATATTGAAGAAGAAAATCTAAAAGCGCAGCAAATGAATGGTTAGTACTCCTGCTGGTAGAAGAACACTTATATCACCACTTGCCTTTACTGGTAGAGCGACTCCTCCAGCTCAACCAGATCCCATTTCTACCAAGTTACTTAACCAGAATTCGCTGCAACTTGGATTGGTTGCGGCACAAATAAACAATCTAAACACTCAAGTTGCTTCTCTGAATACATCACTTCAGGTGATTAGTACAAGTTTAGCAACTTCACAAGCATTAGAGAGACAAAAAGAAGCAGCAGAACAAGCGCAGGAAGCAAGATTAGCACAACAGCAACTGCGTGAAGGACAAGAAAGTATAGTTGAAAAGAAAATTGAAAATGCTGCGGTAGCACCAGCACAAAAGTTAGCATCAAAAGCACAATTTACGTTAGGAAATCTTGGTGGATTTTTCTTAACACTTATTGGTGGATGGTTAACAAATCAAGCAATTGATGCGATTAATGCACAAGCAGAAGGCAATACTGAAAAACTCAATGAAGTAAAGTTATCAACACTAGCAGGTCTTGGCACTATTGCAGGACTGTTTATTGCATCTAAATCTTCACTTGGTATTCTTCGCCTAACTTTTAGTAGAGTAGGAATTTTACTTGCTGCTGTCGCAGCGGTTGGATTGTTCACACAACCAGGTAAACAGTTCCTTGAAATGATTAAAAATGCAGCAATAGATTTCTATAATGATCAAATAAGAAATATTCCATATATTGGACCCCTTTTACCTAATGTTCCAAACCCAAATCCTGGAGTAGGGACTACACAACAACCTCCTCCTTCTCCTATTAATCCAGCACAACCACCAGGGCAGCAAAATCCACAACCAAACTCTCAACAAAACCAACCAGTAAATCCAGCACAACCACCAGGAATTGGATACAATGAAGGTGGTCTTGTAGAAGGGAAGGAAGGCATTGATCAAATTAATGCTAGACTAACGAATGGTGAATTTGTAATGCCGACAAGTTCGGTAAACAAGTTTGGTTTAGATGTTATGGAGTCTATCCGTCTTGGTGAGTCTCTTTTTGCAACAGACGATAAAAATATTAGTTCTCCTGCTACTCAAGTGCAACCAATGGAGAGTGTGTCTGGTGAGAAACTTGATCCTGCTGAAATAGCAGGACATAAAGAACAACTAGATGCAAAATTAGAACCAACACCTACTTCAGAAGTTCCAGAAGAAAAACCAGTTTCAATTGAGGGTGACCCCTCACGAGGATTAGAACCTGGTCAAATGAGACCTGGTGATAAATCATTTGCTGATATGGGATTTAGTCTCAATGAAGTTCAAAATTTTGTTGATACTGAAAAGTATATTAGTATGACTGGGAAACTCCCACAAAATATGTTCACGCCTATTCAAAATGCAAAAACTGTTGCAGAAATAGTTTCTCAACCACCAGCAGAACAACCAATCAACGTTATTCCGATACAAATTCCATCATCTTCAGGAAAAACACCTCCATCTACAAAACCTGTTGTAAGTGGTGGTATTGGTAATGTTCCTGTGTTTTCCACTAGTGATTCTAGTAATATTCATAGATTGAATACAATCAGTATCCTTAACGTATTACCAGGATAATGGCAGAAGCACAGAAGTCTCTCTTAAAAAATAGTGATAGTTTAGGGAATATTAGAAGTTCTCTGATGTCTTTTGGTGAGGGTCTGCGTTCAGCAAACTCTACTTCCAATAATATTATCAGAGGTCTAAATGTTAATAATAGAGAAAAGCAAAGAGCAATATTAAGAAAGTCGGAATTATTTGCATCAAGAAGAGAAGCAGTAAGAAGAAAGGAAAGAGAAGATATAATTGAGGCTGGTAAACTTCCAAGCATAGTTGGTAGTGCTACAAGAACAATAACAAGGAGTTCTAAAGGATTCCTTGGGAGGGTTATAGACTTTGTTGGAACCATTTTTGTTGGATGGTTGTTGACTAACTTGCCTATGATCATCAAATCCGTTCAGCAACTGATCGGAAGAATACAAGAATTAAGACAAGTATTACAATCTTGGTTGAATAATGTGGGCGAATTTTATCAAGATTTTACTGCTCAACTTGATACTTACTTGGATAGAATAAGCAATATTATGAGAGATGATGATATAACAGAAATGGGAAGTGAAAATAAGAGATTAGAAAGCAGCGCAAGAAGTTTTGAAAATGATATACAAAGGATGATTGATTCATTTAGAAATTTTGATCTTGCAAAGATCATAAAAAATCTTATTAGTACATTAACGGGGCAAAGACCAACAGGATATAATCCACCAGGATCACCACAATCGGGACAATCTACACTATCTGCAGGTAGGTTTGCACCTGTTTTGAATCTGATTGGAAGTGCAGAGGGTGGATATACATCTATTGCACCTGGTGATGAGAATCCAAATCTTACAAGTATGACAATCGCCCAAGCAAATCAGGCAGTTGGTATCAATGGTGGAAAGGGTGCAATTGGTAGATATCAACTTACAGATCCATTAAGACAAGCAACAGAAGCAGGTCTTGATGTAAATAAGGATCTTTTTAGTCCAGAAAATCAAGATAAAATCGCATTATCTTTGATTAGAGCACGCGGTATTACCGCAGATATGATCATTAACAATCCTGTTGAAGCAGCAAGAAGACTTGCAATGGAATTTGCTGGTCTTCCTGTATTGGCACCTACTCAAGGTTATGTTCAACCAGTTGAAAGAGGTCAGAGTTTCTATAGAGGATATAATAATAACAAAGCAACTATTGAACCAGAAGCAGTTGAATCGGCATTCAAACAGTTTGAAAATTATAAACCACCAGTTCGTCGATCCCCCACATCATCAACCACAATAAATCCTTCCACAAGATATAGAAAAGGACAAAATGTAAGTAATATTCTGGGTAAATCTGCATCTATCACTAGTTTGTTAGGAGCACCTAGAAGTCATGGTCCTCACGGTGGCATTGATATTGGTTGTGATCCTGGTCTTTACGTTTCTTTGAGAGTGGATTGTGAGGTTGTAGGAACTGCAAGAGGTGGTGGATATGGT